GTACATGTCGTTGAACCTTTTGATATACCTAACAACTGGGTTAGATTTAGAGCATGTGACTACGGATACGGAAGTAAGTCAGGCGTTGTATGGTTCGCTGTATCCCCAAATGAACAGCTTATTGTATATAGAGAGCTATATGTAAGTAAAGTATTAGCTACTGATTTAGCAGACATGATACTAGAATTAGAAGCTGGTGATGGTGGCATGAGATACGGAGTACTTGACTCCTCACTATGGCACAAACGTGGTGACACAGGCCCATCTCTAGCTGAACAAATGGTACAACGAGGCTGCAGATGGCGACCTTCAGATAGATCAAAAGGATCTCGTGTCGCAGGTAAAAACGAAATACACAGGCGTTTACAGATAGATGAATACACAGAAGAACCTAGACTTGTGTTTTTTAATAACTGCACTAATATGATAGCGCAATTACCAGCACTACCAATAGATAAAAAAAATCCAGAAGATATTGATACAACTTCAGAAGACCACTTGTATGATGCGTTAAGATATGGTATTATGTCAAGACCAAGGTTTAGTATATTTGATTATGATCCCAATAGCTCTAAAACAAATAGAATGGCTATAGCAGATACAACGTTTGGATATTAAAGGAAAATAGATGGCAGAAGAAAACGAAGTATTTATTGAAGACGAAGTAGTTATGTTAGAAGATACAGAAGAGTCTGTTATTGAAGATGCTGATGTGTCTGCAATTATTCCTTTTATTATGGATAGATATAGACGTGCAGATGATTATAGACAGCAAGACGAAACACGTTGGTTAAAGTCCTACCGCAATTACAGGGGTTTATACGGTTCTGATGTACAGTTTACAGAAGCAGAAAAGTCTCGTGTATTTATTAAAGTAACTAAAACTAAAACGTTAGCTGCATACGGACAAATTATTGACGTGCTATTTGCTAACAACAGATTTCCACTTACAGTAGATCCAACAGAATTACCAGATGGTGTAGTATCAGATGTTAGTTTTGATCCTAACGAACCAGAACAAATTAGAGACAGAGAAAATGAAGATAGTCCATATGGTTTTTCTGGAGATGGTAAGGATATACCAGCAGGTGCTACAGAAAAAACTCTTATAGATGGACTTGGTGTTTTAGAAGATGACCTTAAAGGAATAGACAATTTAAAAATGGGTGTAGGAAAAACACCTACAGCAATTACTTTTAGCCCAGCTATGGTTGCCGCCAAAACAATGCAGAAAAAAATACAAGATCAACTGGAAGAATCCAGTGCATCTAAACATTTACGTAGCACAGCATTTGAAATGGCTTTATTTGGTACAGGCGTAATGAAAGGCCCATTTGCGGTAGACAAAGAATATCCTAATTGGAATGAAGAAGGTGAATACGATCCTACTATAAAAACTGTACCCCAAGTATCTCATGTATCTGTGTGGAACTTTTATCCTGATCCAGACGCAAACAATATGGAAGAAGCGCAATTTGTTATTGAACGACACAAGATGTCTCGTACACAAATGCGTGGCTTAAAGAAGCGACCCTATTTTAGAGCAGCAGTTATTGACGAAGCAATAGCTATGGGAGAAAACTACGATAAAGAAAGTTGGGAAGATGATTTATCTGATTATGCACCAGAACACGGCACAGAAAGATTTGAAGTATTAGAGTACTGGGGTATGTGCGACACAGAAATGCTTAAAGAGCAGGGTGTAGATATACCTGAAGAGCTAGAAGATACAGACGAATTACAAACTAATGTATGGATATGTAACGGTAAATTACTTAGAATGGTTATTAATCCATTTAAACCTGCACGTATACCTTACATGGCTGCTCCCTATGAACTTAATCCATACAGTTTCTTTGGTGTGGGTATAGCTGAAAACATGGATGATACTCAGACATTAATGAACGGTTTTATGCGAATGGCTGTTGACAATGCTGTATTATCTGGTAATCTTCTTATAGAGGTAGATGAAACAAATCTAGTACCAGGCCAAGACTTATCTGTATACCCAGGAAAAGTATTTAGAAGACAGGGTGGCGCACCTGGTCAGGCAATATTTGGTACAAAGTTTCCTAATGTTGCAGGAGAAAACTTACAATTATTTGATAAAGCTAGACAGCTATCTGATGAAAGTACAGGATTACCAAGTTTTTCTCACGGACAAACAGGTGTTACAGGAGTAGGTAGAACAGCTTCTGGTATCAGTATGTTAATGAATGCTGCTAGTGGTGGTATTAAAAACGTTATTAAAAATGTAGATGATTATTTACTTAGACCTTTAGGTGAGGGGCTGTTTAGATTTAATATGCAGTTTGACTTTGACCCTGAAATTAAAGGTGACTTAGAAGTAAAAGCTCGTGGTACAGAAAGTTTAATGGCTAACGAAGTAAGAAGCCAGAGACTGATGCAATTTATGCAAGTAGCATCAAACCCTGTTCTTGCGCCTTTTGCTAAGTTTGATTATATTATTCGTGAGATTGCAAAATCTATGGAATTAGACCCTGACAAAGTAACCAACAATATGAATGAAGCTGCTATACAAGCGGAATTAATGAAAGCCTTTCAACAGCCTGCACCAGAAGCTGCTGCTCCACAAGAAGGTGGGCCGCCACCTCCAGCAGGAACTAACCCAGCAGATCCAACAGGAGCAGGTGGTGGTACAATAGGCACAGGAATAGCACCTTCACCACAAGAACAGGGATTTAGCGGAAACAATGGACAAGGAAATACTCAGCAAGCTCAAGGGGCTGGTATCCAACCACCAGCAATGGAACAACTTCAGTAACTACTTAGAAAAACTTATAGAACAACAACATCGCACTATAGAACAGTCAGATAACATGATTGCGGTACACAGATCACAAGGTTCTATATATACGTTACGTAGGCTACAAAAACTCAGGGATGAAATATTAAATAATGGGTCTATTAAGTAAAGCAGGTAAAATAGCTAAAGTAGCTAAAAAAGTTACAGACACTAAAAAGTCTGCTGTCAGAAAAGTTTTTGATGAGCTACCCGAAGATGTAAAATCTGAAATGCCTTCGCAGCCAGATGATTTATCTGTATATGGATATCACGGAACCGCAAAAGAACGCAGTGCAGACAAACCTTTTTTTGACATAAACTTTGCTCGTAAGCAGGATCAGTTTATGGGAGAAGGCTTTTACTTTACAATGGATCCTGTTATAGCTGGTGAATACGCTAATACAAGAGCTATTGATTTAGCACCTGCAAAAGAATCTATACGAGGTCAAGAGGCTCTTAACATAATGAACGATCCAAAGGTAGATCGCAATTTATTAGGATCAGCGTTTACTACTAAAACCTCTGCTGCAAATATAGATATTTCTTCCGATGGAAGTTTAACAACATTTGATAGTTTAAAACAAGGAAAAGATATATATGGAAATCCTATAGGTGAAGGACAAAGTATAGCAAGATTTGATTTATCAGGATTAGAAAAACCTTATGTAGTTAAAAATAATAAAGAAAGATTATATTTAAAAGATAATATAGAAAAAATAAAAAAACAAGGTTATGACTCCGTTTTATTTGCAGAGTTTGGTGACAGATCAAAACAAATTATGGTTTTTCCTGAACACATGGATAAAATTGATACTACTGAAATGGCTTCTGCTAAACGTGCTTCAAGTAATTTTGCTGAACCATTAGAAATTGGAATAAATAAAGACTTAGAAGATGGTAAGTTTTTAAAAGAGTACAACGCTGAAACTGTAAGTTTATTAGATTCTCTTGTAAAAGACGCTACTGCAGGCAGCTCTACTAAAAATAAACTTATTAATAAACGTATAGAAGATGGAACAAAAGTAGGTATAAGATTAAATTTATCTTCTAAAATAGATGGTGCGCCTAAAGGCGTAGATAAATTACAAACTTTACATAAAAATAATTTTAATGGTAAGGCTCTGTCTTACGTTCCGTATGCTACCGTAGAAAATGTTATTTTTAATGTAAGTCAAAAGGGTAGAGCAGGTATTGCTTCTAAAAAATATGCACCTGACGTACCTGAAGCACAAAACAAATTTCCAGCTATGTCTGTAGATGGTAACTACAAACCTAACCGTAATATATTAAATGAACTAGATGATACGGTAGTAGAAATTGGTTTTAATCCTATGAATCTACATTTATTTGTAGATATGAAAACAGGTCAAGCAGTTAAAGGAGCAGACGTAGCTACTGTTATTGGAGATCGTGTTTATGCAAAAAATGTTACGTATCTAAAAAAAGCAGATGCTCCAGACCCCATAAAAGCATCTGATAAAACAGAGTTACCTAGTGAAGTTCGTTACAAGTTTGCGGATGGAGGTTTATTACCATCAAGTTTAACGCCAAAAAGATCTACTATGGCAATGAACCCAATACTAAAACATCACTATGAAAACATAGCTACAGGTAACGCAGTAGAAAACGAGGATGGGTCATTAAGCACTGTTAAAACTGCTATTGTAGAAATAGATGGTAAAGAAACACTTATACCTACAGTATGGAACGGAGAGATACTAGAGGGTGATAGATTAAAAGAGGCTATAGACAACGCAGTTAACAGTGGCATAAAATGGCCTAGCATTGATGCAGAAAATGTAAAGGCAATAGATAGACTAAATAACTTAGATAAACTTTTACATCAAGACATGGAACCTATTTCTAAAGAAGAAGCACAAAAAGTATTAGTAAAAGAGTTTAGTAAAAGACGTAATATTGACAACGGAATACAACGATTGTACGATACTACAAGAACTGAAGACGAGATAAACTTTAATACATTTAAAGATAAACCTGTAGTACAAGAAAAAAATGTTGGGAAAGGCTTATACGATAGGCTACGCAATACACCCATTATAAAAAATATAAAAAATGTTGACTTAACAGGAGAAAATAAAAGTATCCAATTTGGATTTGATTTTAATAAAGGTGGAACTCCCATGATGGAAAAACAAATGGAAATGTTTGAAGACGGTGGCCTTAAAGACCAAGGCGGCACAGTAGATCCTATGTCAGGTAACGATGTACCTGTAGGAAGCACACAAAAAGAAGTACGAGATGACATACCTGCACAATTAAGTGAGGGTGAGTTTGTATTTCCTGCTGATGTAGTTAGATACATAGGACTTGAAAAATTAATGAATCTTCGTCAGCAAGCTAAGATGGGATTAAAACGCATGGAACAAATGGGTCAAATGGGAAATAGTGATGAAGCTACTATGCCTGATGATATGCCATTTGGTATGGCTGATTTAATAGTTGTATCACCTGAAGGAAAAGAAGTAGAAATGGCAGAGGGCGGTGTAGTGCAAGCAGCTACTGGAGTTAATGTAACACCTAGTACTAGAGGATCTACTACTGGTGTAACTAGAAACAACAATGTAACTCCTGCAAGTTCTAATTTTTCAACTACTACAACAAGACCCTTAGTTACTGGAACAAGTAATACAGGCACTAGACCTAATGTTCCAACTTTTGAAAATGTTATGGGTCAGGCATCTATTACTCTAATACAATATCAAAATGCAGAAGGTGCTACACTGATGGTTCCACACATGGGTGGAAAACCTATATATCCAGTTCCTGCAGGTTACTTTGAGGTAAATTCTGATGGAACACCAGTAAATCCTGAAGACGTGCCAGCAGTAGGTACAGGAGATACTACAACAACGCAACCAGTAAAACCTATTGAAGTGAGTGACGGCCCAGATAAAGATATAATAGGAATGGTTCCAGGTTCTGTAGGCAGTGCGGCTAGTTCTATATCTGCAACAAGTAGTATGGCAGATTTAATGACAGGCAAAAGAGAACCTACTATGTTAGAGAAAATGTATATAGGATCAAAGGCTCAAATAGCTGTAACTGAGGCGCAATTAAAGGCTGCAGGAATAAGGTCTACAGGTAATGCAGAAAGAGACTTGTTAGCTATTTCTTTATATAACTCAACTATGGAAGGAAAACGGTCTGGAATAGTACCAAATTCAGAAGAAGATATTAAAAACAAAAAAGATATAGAGGATTTAAAAACTAAATATGTAGGTAAAAATACAAAATTAGCTAATCAACAAATGACTAAAAAACAAACATTTACGCCCCCAGCAGAAGAACAGATAACTAAGGTAACACCTACAGCACAACAGATAGCTAATCAACAAATGAGTACAGATCAAAGCTTTACACCTACAGCACAACAGATAGCTAATCAACAAATGAGTACAGATCAAAGCTTTACACCTACAGCACAACAGATAGCTAATCAACAGATAGCTAATCAACAGATGACTACAAACCAGATGTACACACCTGATGCAACACCTACAGCACAACAGATAGCTAATCAACAGATGACTACAAACCAGATGTACACACCCGATGTAACACAAACATCGTCAATAGACACACAAAAAATGTTAGATGCGTATAAAGACTATAACCCCTATTCTACCGTACCTAAAGTAACTAATTTTAGTGATCCAGATGTACAAACACCCCCTAAAGTAGAAGAAGTCGTAAATGTTTTAACAGAAAAGGGAATAAAAAATGTATATACTCCTTCAAAAGATTATGCAAACGTTGATTTTGGAGAGTATAACCCACCACAAGCATCCCTTGATCAATACAATCTTGCTAATCCAACGTATGCAGATACAACATCAGACAAATCGTTTATTGAACAACTGTTTGATAAAGACTTGCAGGCTGCAAAAAGGGAGAATACACAAAAAGAAATTGCATCGTTTAGACCATCAGCAAACATGGTAGCACAAGAAGAAATAAGAGCAAGAGATGCAGAAGAGTTTGCCCAAACAGAAGCTAAACGTGCTGAAGAGGAACAGATAGCTGCACAACAACAATTAGCACAATTAATGGCAGAAGAAGAGCGTTCTAAACCAGATGCACCAGAAGTATCAATAGGCGGCCCTGCAGGTATAGGTGGCGTAAGTGTCGGTGAAGCAGGCAGAGGTGGCGGCCCAGATCGTGGAGGTGATGCAGGCGGTGGAGGCTTTGGCGGTGGAGGCGGTAACTCATATGGAGGTGGCCCAATGAACAAAGGTGGCCTAGCCGCAAAAAAACCTAAAAAGAAACTGACAAAAAAATACAAGAAAGGTGGTTTAGCTGCATCTAAAAAATAGCTAAATATGACTGGCTACTCATCCCCCTACCAACATAGGCTACGGTGGCCCCAGTAAAAGGAGACAGAAATGTCTGACGCAGTAATGGCAGAAGAAGTAAAGCCAGAAGAAAAAGTAGCATTTGCAAATCGTAAATACTCAAATGAAGATAGAATTAAAAAAGAAGAAGAAGAACTAGCAGAACTAATTGCAGAACAAAAAGGTGAAGCTAAAACAGAGGAAGAGGCAGAAGAAAAAGAACCTACTAATGCTGAAGAAAAAAGCTTTAAAAAAAGATACGGTGACTTACGTAGACATTCACAAAAACAACTACAGGAACATGTAGATAAAATAAATACTTTACAGAAGCAATTAGAGCAGTCCACTAAACAAGAAATTAAACTACCTAAGTCTGACGAGGATATTGAGGCATGGGCTAAAGATTACCCTGATGTCGCAGCCATAGTAGAAACTATAGCAATTAAAAAGGCTAAAGAACAAGCGTCTGGCTTAGAAGCTCGTGTAAAAGAAATAGACGAAATGCGAGAAAAGGCAAACAGAGATAGAGCAGAAGTAGAGTTAATGACTGCACATCCTGACTTTGCTGACATAAGAGACAGTGATGAGTTCCATGAATGGGCTGAAGAACAACCTAAATGGATTCAAGATGCTTTATATGAAAATGACAGTGATGCAAAAGCAGCATCAAGAGCTATAGACTTATATAAAGCAGACAAAGGTATTAAAACTAAAAAGCCTTCTTCGGGTAAGGATGCAGCTAAAGCAGTATCTAAAACAAATAGCAGAAGTGAGCCTGCTAGTGAAGAGGCTGGAGTTATAAAAGAATCAGTTGTGCAAAAGATGTCTGCACAGCAATACGAGAAAAATGCAGATAAAATTATGGAAGCTATACGATCAGGTAAGTTTGTATATGATATATCTGGCAATGCTCGTTAAAAAGGTATTGACATATTTATACAATTGTGTATAACTATATGTACAATGTAGTTGCGTAGCCTCTGTAAAGATTACCTACGCAACTTAATAATAGCAAACAGCAATAATAATATAGACTACCTAAAGTCTTTTGGCCCATTGATGTAGAAGTCGGCCAACTTTTACTAAAATGCACCCTATAAGATTTAGCCACTACATGAATACTTGTTTCGTTTGCATCTGTAGAAAATCCAAAGGAGAATTAAAATGGCATTTTCAACTGCGGCTGGGTATGGTAACTTACCTAACGGTAACTTCTCACCAGTCATATACAGCAAACAGGTGCAACTTGCGTTCCGCAAAGCATCAGTTGTAGGAGCTGTAACAAACTCCGACTATTTCGGAGAAATCGCTAACATGGGGGATTCGGTTAAAATTATCAAAGAACCAGAAATCACCGTGAAAGAGTACGCACGAGGTACAACTATTACACCTCAAGATCTTGATGACGAAGATTTTTCATTGACCATTGACAAAGCAAATTACTTTGCATTTAAAGTTGATGACATTGAGGAAGCACATTCACACGTCAACTTTCAAGACCTTGCAAGTGATCGTGCTGCTTACCGTTTGGCTGACCAATTTGACCAAGACGTTCTTGGTTACTTGTCAGGTTACAAACAATCAGCATTGCATGGCACAGCAAATGCAGTTAACACAACCGTAAATGGTTCAGTTGCTGTATCTACTGCTGCTACTAACGAGTTATTAGCATCTATGCAAGTAGACGCTGCTGACTTTAATAGTGGTACAAGCGGTAACTCAATCGTTGCTGTTCCTCGTGCAAGCGGAGATAGCTTAAACACAACTACTGCTAAAGCATCACCATTGTCAATCATCGCTCGTATGTCAAGAAAACTTGACCAACAAAACGTTGACACAACTGGTAGATGGCTTGTAGTAGACCCAGTGTTTGCAGAGCTTCTTCAAGACGAAGACTCACGTCTTCTCAATTCTGACTTCGGTGGATCTGGCTTACAAAACGGATTAATCTTGAACAACGTTCATGGATTTAAAGTTTACATGTCAAACAATCTACCTGCAGTTGGTAACGGTGCAACTGGTGCAACATCAACAGGAAGCACACACTTTGGTGTGATCGTTGGTGGTCATTCATCAGCAGTTGCAACAGCAGACTCAATCAATAAAACAGAAACCTACAGAGATCCTGATAGCTTTGCTGATATTGTTAGAGGTATGCATATGTACGGCAGAAAAATATTGCGCCCAGAGGCTTTAACTCGTGCAATATATGTTTCTGGTATATAAGGGGGGATTAGATAATGGCTACAATTACAGCAACACTTGCTAATACTCACGGTTCTTCTTCAAGAGGAAGACAACCTTATTACGTTCAACAAATCGTTGACCTAACAGCTAACAGCATTAATCCTAATGGTGATGTAGTACAGTGTCTTACTGTACCTGCAAACACCAAAATTATTGCTGCAGGTTTTCAGGTAACTTCAAGTGCTACACAAAATACTGGTACTGATGCAACAGCCGCTCTTGGCACTGGTGCAGATGACAACGAGTATGTAACTGCATTTGACATTGACGGTGCATCTGACGGAGCATACGCTCCTAGTGTAACTGTTTCTGCTGACCTAGTTATTACGTCAGCCGATACTCTAGACTTAACACTTGCAGGTGGAGGAGCTTCCTTTACAGCAGGTGAAATCAGAGTATTTGCTGTTTTACAAGACGTTAGTGACATCGGTGAGATGGAAGCAGACGAAGTTGATCGTGATCAACTAGCATAATAATATTTAGTGAGGCAGGGCAACTTGCCTCACTTTTTATCATAGGAATTACAATGGCTGAAACATACCTTACGTTAACAAATAAAGTTATAGCTAGATTAAATGAAGTTGAGTTAACATCATCTAATTTTACATCTGCTAGAGGAATACAAGTACAGTGTCAAAACGCTGTCAACGAAGCTATTCGTTATATTAATCAAAGAGAATACAATTATCCTTTTAACCACGCTACAGCAACTCAAACGTTAACAGCAGGTACAGTAAAATACAGCGTTCCTACTTCTACAAAAGTAGTAGACTATAATACATTTAGATTAGTAAAAGATTCAGACTTAGGCAATGGATCTATAAGTCTAAGTCCACTAAATTATAATGAGTATTTAAATAGCTACGTAGAACAGGAAGATGAAATACAAACTACAACACTAAGTCAATCTCACACTGACTCAGTTACTACGCTAACTGTAGCAAGCACTACAGGATTTGATAGTTCAGGAACTGTATATGTAGGCAATGAAGTTATGACTTATACAGAAGTGGGATCGTCTACAACTCTTACTGGAGTTACTCGTGGTACAGGTGGGTCAACTGCTGCTGCACATGCAAGCGGTGTACAAGTTGCTCAGTTTGATAACGGAGGAATACCTAAGTATGTTGTAAGAACACTTGACAATAACTATATACTATATCCTTTTCCAACAAAATCTTATTCACTAAAATTTGATTACTTTACTTTTCCATCAGATTTATCTGCACACGGAGATACAACAACTATACCTGATAGATTTGCTGCTGTTATAATAGATGGTGCTACAGCTTTTGTGTATCAGTATCGTGGTGAAATGCAACAATATGGTGTAAGTTTTGCTAGATTTGAAGACGGTATTAAACACATGCAAACATTATTAGTTAATAGGTACGACTATTTACGATCAACTTATATACCACAGGCTACAAATTATATAGGATCACGAACATCAACTAGGACTATTTAATGCCTGAAACTTCACAAATAAATCCAGTAGCTTTTAACTGCGAAGGAGGTTTAGTATTAAATAAATCTACTTTTTTAATGCAACCAGGAGAAGCGTTAGAGTTACAAAACTTTGAACCTGATATTGGTGGTGGCTATAGAAGAATAAACGGTTTTAAAAAATACATTAACCATATAGTTCCTCAGACATCCTCTTCTTCTGAATCTATATTAATGAATACTGTATTTGCTGATAAAGTAATAGCAGCTAGAGGTGAAAAAATATGGAGTGCTGCATCAACTACTATGACGATTGCTATAACTGCAGATACTTCTATGTCAGGCTCTGGAACAATTAATGTTTTTAGTACTTCGGGATTTACTTCAAGTGGTACGTTACAGATAAACAGTGAAATATTTACATATACAGGTATAACTTCTTCTACCTTTACGGGTGTAACTCGTGCTACATCATCTACTACAGCAGCAGCTCATGCAGTAAAAGACATAGTTTCAGAAAGTTGGACTGTAAGAGATACAGGAAGAACAAACGCAGCAAAGTATTCTTTTGAAAAGTTTAACTTTGACGGCAACGATAAAATAATTGTAGTTGATCAAACTAATGCACCTACAGTTTTTAATACGTCTTTTTCGGCTACAGATGTAAGTGAAAGTAGTGTTGCAGGTGCAAAACACGTAACTGCATTTAAAGGACATATGTTTTATTCAGGTATGTCTAGTACCCCCGAAGAAATAGTATTTAGTCAACCTTTTGATGAAGATGCTTTTAGCAGTGGATCAGGTGCAGGTAGTATTAAGGTAGATGACACTATTGTAGGAATGAAAACATTCCGTGAAGATTTATTTATATTTTGTGAAAATAGAATATTTAAACTATCAGGTACGTCTTCTTCAAACTTTGCAATGTCTCCTGTTACTCGTAACATTGGTTGTATTAATGGAAATACTATACAAGAACTTGCAGGTGATTTAATTTTTCTTGGCCCAGATGGTTTAAGAACTGTTGCAGGTACAGCTAAAATTGGTGACGTTGAGCTTGGTACAATAAGCAAAAATGTACAGCCTTTATTTGATGAACAAATAGATGATGCTGCAGTCTTTGAAAGTGTTGTTATACCAGAAAAAACACAATACAGATTATTTTTTGCTAAAGAGGGTCAGGCACCATCATTAACTAAAGGCGTTATATGTGTACGAAAAAGTGAAGGTTATGAGTTTTCTGAAATTAGAGGCTTAAAACCTTCTAGTACAGATACAACAATAGACACAGGTGATGTACTAATATTACACGGAGACTATACTGGATATGTAAATAGACAAGAAGTAGGTAATGACTTTGATGGTACTGTTATATTTGGTAAATATAGAAGTCCTGACTTAGGTTTTAACGACTTAGGTATCAGAAAACACATGCAAAGAGTTATAATTAACTACAAACCTGAATCTGCTATTGACGCAGATTTATTTTTAAGGTATGATCAAGAATCAGCAGAGTCTGCTAGACCTGCTGCATATCCTTTAGATTCTACAAAAGTAGCTGCTCAATACGGAGTTGCTACATATGGATCAACAAGTACCTATGGTGGTACAACACAACCTTCTGTAAGACAATCAGTAGAAGGGTCAGGGTTTACAATAGCTTTAAGAGTAAATGATGGGGGTTTAACTGCTCCTTATTCTCTTAAAGGATTTCAATTAGAATATCAAATAGGAGCTAGAAGATAAATGGGTGCTACATATACAAGACAGTCCTCTTATACTGACGGAGATGTAATTACAGCAGCAGATACTAACAACGAATTTGATCAGTTGTTAGCTGCATTTGCTGCATCTACAGGACACACACACGATGGTACAACTGCTGAAGGTGGCCCAATAACTAAACTGTTAGGTACTTCTATTACTATTGGTGATGCTACAGCAGGTACAGATATAACAGTAACATTTGATGGTGAGTCAAATGATGGTGTATTTAAATGGATGGAAGACGAAGACTACTTTGAGTTTTCTGATGACATACTTGTAGCTAGTACAGAAAAAATACAGTTTCGTGATACAGCAATATATATTAACTCTTCAGCAGATGGACAGTTAGATCTTGTAGCTGACACAGAAATACAGATAGCAGCTACTACAGTAGATATAAATGGTGCAGTAGATGTTTCTGGTAATTTGTCTGTAGGTGGTAACTTAGATGTTACTGGTACATTTGATCTTAGTGATTCTAACTTTACAAATGCAGGTAATATACAACTTGATAGTATATCAGGTGATTCAGACACAAACACTAGTATTACATTTAGTGGTTCAGATGTTATTACAATAGCTAACGCAGGTACAAACCAAGTTACATTTAATGATGGTTCTATTGCTCCTGTAACTGACTCAGATGTAGACTTAGGTACAACTAGCTTACGTTTTAAAGATGTTTACATAGATAGTGCTACAGTTACGGGTCAAGTTGCAGCAGCTTCATTAGACATTTCTGGCGATATTGATGTAGATGGTACTACTAACTTAGATGTAGTAGATATTGATGGTGC